GCATGTCCAGATGCAAAGGGGATACAAGTCGTACCTGTCTGAGGTGCCCAAGTGGCGGGTATATTCCATTGGGGTTGACGTTGCATCGGGATCCCCATCTGGAGACTACTCCAGCTTCTGTGTCCTAGATGTCACAGATAAGAAGAGTCCGATAGTGTGCGCCACCTTCTACGAGAGGATGGCCCCTCATGCCTTTGCTGAACGAGTAAGGGTAGAGGCCAAGAAATACGACGCCCTGGTTGTGGTCGAGTCTAACTCGTATGGGCTGTCTGTGCTTGAACACCTAATGGGCAACAGCTACGCCTATCTGTTCAAGAGAACCCAATACGACAAGATGGCAGACCGGTGGGTCGAGAAGGTTGGCTTCTCTACTAACGTGTCAACAAGACCCATGATGCTGTCTAGGCTGCATGAATACATCTCGAAGAGATGGCTAGACCCAACTGACGACAGAATGAAGCACGAGATGAACACGTTCATCTATAACCACAGAGGGAAACCAGAGGCAGCCCCCAAGAAGCATGACGACATGATATTCGCATACGCCCTGGCCTTAATGGGTATAGACCAGATAGAGAGCGTTAAGAGCGTCGTCGAGGCCAAGAGGCCCTCAAATCTGCGCGAGATGTTGCAGTTCGAGTTAAACACTGGCAAGGTCTTCAAGAAAGATGACGCCAAAAAGAACACCGATAGGTGGGGCGTCCCTTACAAAATGTCTTCACTGATGGATACATCAGGGTCGTAATAATCCGCCCACGCGGCGTTAAAAGGAGAGTGCTATGGGTTTTCTTAATTCAGAAGAGGTTGGTGCGCTTGGTGAGTTCCTCTCTAGTGAGGAGGATTTCACCGAAGAGCAGGAGACCGCTCCTGAGCCAGAGGTCCAGGCAGAATCGTCCGAGCCCACTGAGGACGTTAATGAGCATGTGGAGACTGGAGAAGAGGCGCTAGAGGCTCACGAACCGGAGGAGGCATACAGCGCCTCCGAAGAGGAAGGGCACACCCCGGGCCACCGTGTCCCGTATGACCGGTTCAGGCAGGTCCTTGAAGCTCGTAATGGGTACAAGGGTGAGATTAATCACCTTCGTGCTCAGATGGAAGAGCTTCAGGGACAGCTTGACGCGCGCCAACAAACTCCAGCGGCAGCCCCCCAAGCTGCCCAGAAGAGCGACGAGGATGCATGGCTCGACAACTTGCTAGAAGAGCCTGAATCCAATGCCGCTGCCTTGGCCCAGTTCAAGAGCATAGAAGACCGCATGTACCAGCAAGAGGTGCAGATGGCCAGCTATGACCTTGAGCATGAGGTCGCAGAGGCGGAGGCATCGTTCCCTGGGGTACCGCGAGAGGTGATGCTAAATGCTGTTGCTAATGATGCCAACGTAACTTGTATGGAGGTGGCCGAGGGATACTCGTCATGGGTTGCTGATATTGAGGAGGCCGCACTGGCCGACTACATCGCAGCTAACCCTGGCGCTGNTATCCCTGAGGNTGNAGATCCTGTGCAGGAAGTACGGCGTCCAGCTAGGGTCGGAGCTACTGAGACAACGGTGTCTCATGACGCTGCTCGACCCTCTAGCGTCAAAGAAGGTTCTGAGATGCTCAGGGCCTTCATGAAGAGTAACAACCCTTTCGCGTAGGAGTAATGCCTTATGGCAGCAACACAAGACACTCTTTCAGCCATTCTGAAGGAGTTCTATTTAGGTCCGGTACAGGACCAGCTTAATAATGAGATGCTCATTCTCCAGACTATGGAGAAGTCTACCGTAGACTGGAATGGTCGCGTCGCCATTATCCCACTTCATGTTAGTCGTAACAGTGGCGTTGCTATTGCGGCAGAGGGCGGAACACTTCCGACCGCTGGCGAGCAGGGCTATGAGCGCCTTCAGGTCAACGCTCGATTCCTCTATGGACGATTCCAGATTACCGGTCCCGCTATGTCGGCTGCTGGTAAGGGTGGAGCAAACTCGTTCATTGGGTGGATGGACGCCGAGATGAACAAGCTTGTTACTGATGTTAAGAACGCTGCTGACGAGATGATGATCTCGGGTGGTCGCTGCCTTGGCTTCATCAACGAGCGTAACGACAACGCTGCCGCAACCACCTACCAGTTCTTTGGTAACGTTGAGGCTCTTGAGGTTGCTCGGGACTTTGTTGCGACTGCTGGTGGCGAGGTTCGCCTTCAGATTGTCCGCATGGACACCTATGCTGACATGGTCAATGACAACGCCGCGAACTTCCTTACCTGCGCGAGCACGGACGCCACTGGGCGCACGTTCACGTCGGGTGCTGGTAACGCTGGGGCTATGGATCTCTCAGCCCTTCCGGTTGGAGTATCGTGCGCTGTTATTGTTCATGAGACGCAGGACGACGCAGCATGCATCGCCGCTGTGTCCTACTTGGACCAGCAGCCTGTTGGCGTGTTCGGTAATCTTGCTCTGCCTTCTCACTTTGGTATTGATCGTACTACGGCTACGGGATCTGCAATCCTTCAGACGACGGCGATCACTAACAACGTGGCAGCAGCGGGAACCCGTACTGACATCAACTTGAGCCGCCTACAGGGCACTCTTGATGAGGTCCTCTTGCAGTCTGGGCACGAGCCTAACATCATCTACATGAACCCTGTTCAGCGTCAGATGTACTCGGCTTTGTTCCAGCTTACAGCAGCGGGCACTAGCGCGGTGATGAACGTCAGTGGAGAGAAGTCAACTCACCTCAATGGTGGGTTCTCTGGTCTTTCGTATGGGGGCCTTCCCATTAAGACATCTCGCCACGTCCCCAATGGCGGTCTCATCTTCCTTAAGACTGACACCTGGAAGCTTCTTGAGCTTGAGGGCCATGCCTTCGCGGATATTGACGGAGACGTTCTTATCCGAGTTCAGAATCAGGATGCCTACGAGGGCTACTACCGATGGTACTACAACACCGTCTGTACGAACCCGAATCAGAATGCTATTCTGTGCGGACTCACTCTGACCTAATCACCCCCGATTAGCGGAGCTATAATGCAAGATGCCCTCATCATCGTAGGTATGGTCACCATGGTGGTGGGGGCATCTTCATTGGTTCTTCTCTCTCGTTTGATCTTAATTAAGATTGAGAGAGAGAAGGCAGAGGTTAGGGCGATGGAGGACTACGCATCTCGCGTAGAGAGAGCGCCAATCCTAGACCTGATATACGCGGAGGAACATGATGGCCAGCTTCAATCCTAGGCAGGACGCGGCAAGAAACCTTATGGTCCAGTACGGCGCACCTCCCAAGACAGAGAACAGGCTCATGGGGTTCTTGGGTGACGTTGGCTCTGCTGCCCTTGGCCACGCTCGACGCGGCCTTGGTGGCGCCATTGGCGAGAAGGTTGGGGACTGGGCTGGAGGCATGTTCAACCCGCGCAACCCCGCCCTTATTGCTGCCGCTCAGCACCCCAAGTACTCTCGTGAGGCAGACCGGGCCTGGTCCATGGCCGGGGGTGGTGAGTAGTGGAGTCTTTCCCTAAGAACATCGGCGGGTTGATCGGTGAGTCCAAGAACGAGAAGAAGACGGAGAAGCGTCTTTGGGACCTCTCTCTTAAGTTCGTAGAGGGTCGCCAGTGGCTTTCTTACGACAAGAGGGTGAGCCAGTTCATCACGGCTAACCTCCAGGCAGATGGTCAATCCAGGGTTACTGTTAACCTATTGATCAACATCTACCGGAACGTCCTGTCTCGCCTTGCCTTGTCTTACCCCTCTATAGCCGTGATGCCAGCCACTCCTTCAGCTGAGGACATCCTCAAGGCGAAGACAAGCGAGATGGCTCTCCAGTACTACTGGCATCGCGATGACATGAAGCACAAGCTGGAGCAGCTTATCAAGTGGCTTCTAACGACTGGCACTGGCGCTACGCATACCTTCTACGACTCTTCTGAGAAGCGCATCCTGACTGAGGTATACGGCGCTTATGACATCTTCTTTGAGCGCGCGGTCATCAATCCTGACGATAGCCGATGGATTGCTCTTCGCACGTACACTACGAAGCATGAGCTAAAGAAGGTCTATCCTGACCATGCCAAGGAGATTGACCAGACCTCTATGTCCGATGAGGACAACTACGGTCTTATTAGTTCTGG